AATTTGATGCACTTATGGATATGACACAAACGCTTCACTTGTGGCGTCGTAGATCAACAGGTGCAACTAATGTTGCTGGTGCTGTTCAAAACCCAGTGTTTGTAAGTAGTTCTGCCTTTTCAATATCAGCCAGCACGAGTGGGTCTAATGCACTATCAGTGCCTGTTTCCGCAACAATTTTAGGAAGCACACCATCTGACTTTATCACAGCAGTTTCTGCGGCAGCAGTGCCCCATGTTAGTGCAGGCATAACATCTGACGGAGAGTTGTTCTTATCGCATAGTCAAGGTGGTGTAATTATTATCCAAGACACAGTTGGCACACCATTAACAGCAGCAGGCTTTGATGTTACGGCTAGAGCATATCCAGAAGGTGGTTACATTATTAGCAACTGGGCATCATTTGATTATACTGCAAGTGCTACCCGTCCATTCCAAGACCCACCTGACGGTCGCATGTGGTATTATAGTGATAGCACTGTAGCTGATATTATGATTAAAGGCAATACTGGTTGGCAGGGTTATAGAACTGTGACAAATGATGTACGTGGTTATGACTTAACATTAACCAATGCAACTGGTCCAATCTTCTCACCAACCGAGCCCGAGACACAAAACGACGAAGGTCAGAGCCCATTGGTCTACGGAGACTTATGGATTGATACATCTGATTTAGAAAATTTCCCGGTAATTTACCGCTATGAAAATGTAGCGGGTTCGGATCTATGGGTTTTAATCAACAATACAGATCAAACCACAGAAAATGGTTGTTTGTTTGCTGATGCACGTTGGGCACCAAATGGTAACACTGATGTAGTCAGTGGGGCCTATCCGCAAATTACTGAACTATTAGTCAGTGATTATCTTGATCTTGATGCTCCTGATGCTGATTTATATCCTTCAGGTATACTACTCTTTAACACTCGTAGAAGTGGATTTAATGTCAAAGAGTTCAAGTCAAATTATTTTAATGCGCAGCGTTTTCCTGACCAGACATTACCACAGTACAGAAATACATGGTTATCAACATCTGGATTACGAAATGACGGTTCACCATATATGGGTCGTCAAGCTCAACGTGCTATGATTGTGCAGGCTCTAAAAGCTGGCGTAGATGCAAGCACAGCGGCTAGAGAAGAACAGAATCAATTCACTTTATTATCCTGCCCACAGTATCCTGAACTTGTTCCTAATTTGGTAGCCTTGAATAATGAACGTTCTAACACTGGATTTATAGTGGGAGACACACCATTACGTCTGCCTCCAAATGGTGCAGAATTGGTAGCTTGGGCAAATAATAATAATGGTGAAGGCTTGTCTACTAACGATGGCTTGATACGTTCTGACAGATATGCTGCTGCTTTCTATCCAAGTTGCCAAACCACAGATTTGTCAGGTAGTACAGTTGTGCAGCCTCCAAGTCATATGATGATTCGTACTATCATACAAAATGATAATGTAGCGTTTCCATGGTTTGCACCAGCTGGAACAAGACGAGGAGTTATTGATAATGCGTTTGCAATTGGGTATATCCAAGCTGATACCGGCGAATTTATTCAAATTGGTGTAAATCAGGGTATTCGTGATGTACTGTATCAAAACAATGTAAACCCAATTACATTTGTTCCTGGCATTGGTATTACAAACTTTGGTAATAAAACGACGTTTGGTGAAAATACTGCAATGAATCGAATAAACGTCAGCCGATTGGTTGCGTTTATGCGAGCAAGATTAGAGACTATTGGTAAACAATATCTATTTGAACCAAATGATCAAATTACAAGAAACGATATTAAGTTACAAATTGAAAATCTATGTATTGATCTAGTGGCTAAACGTGGAATTTACGATTACTACGTTCAGTGCGATAGTCAAAACAACACACCAGCTAGAATTGATGCCAACGAGTTGTGGGTTGATATTGCAATTGAACCTGTCAAGGCTGCGGAATTTATCTATATTCCACTACGCTTGAAGAATACTGGTGAAATCGCAGCGGGTAATGTAGCAAGCTCTCAGGCAATTTAAAGCAGGCGAAATTAACCGGTGAGTACTAGGTAAATATAGATATAGGAGAACACAATGGCTGTTTCATCATTAACAAGAATGACAGTACCACTGGCTAGCGATCAATCTGCGTCTACCCAGGGTCTGTTAATGCCCAAATTAAAATATCGATTCCGTTTGGTATTTGAAGGATTTGGAGTTGCAACAGGAACGAGTCGCACTGAACTTACTAAGCAGGTTGTAAGTGCGGCACGCCCTAATGTATCATTTGAACAAATTAATGTTCCAATTTATAACAGTACATTAAAATTAGCAGGCAAACATGCATGGCAAGACATGGAAGTTGTTTTACGTGATGATGCCGGAGGTAATGTTTCTAAATTAGTTGGTGAACAACTACAGAAACAACTTGATTTTATGGAACAGGCATCAGCGGCAGCTGGTATTGATTATAAATTCCAAATGCGCTACGACGTATTAGATGGCGGCAACGGGGTAAGTGAACCAATTGTTCTTGAGACATGGGAAATTTATGGCGCATACCTAAAGTCAGTCAACTACGGCGACAGCAACTATGGAACCAACGAAGCAATGACCATTACTTTAAGCGTAACTTATGATAATGCTGTTCAATACCGTAACGGTCAGATTAGTGGTGTTGGTCAATTCATTGGTAGAACAGTAGGCGACGTCATAACCGGCTAATTGATATGGCATTTGGCCAAGATTTTTTACGCGGGTTTTTCAGTGTTGATGGACTACGAGACTATAAACACGCGGCCAAGACATTCCGCACAAATGGATATGAACTTGCGCCGCGGTTAAAGTTTCTTTATCACGTTAGTTTCACTCTTAATCAAGCAATACCAAAACTTAATCAAATCATTCCATTAGATGATCAAAAGTCTTACAGCCTTTTGGTCAAGACGGCGACTTTACCGTCATATGAAATGGAAGTAAGCGAACTTAATCAATACAATCGCAGACGTTATGCTCAAACAAAAATTAAGTATAGCCCAATAGATATTGTTTTTCATGATGACGGTGGCGACCTAATTAGAAATTTGTGGTATAATTATTACTCATACTATTATAAAGATCCAAGTCAACCTTACGGTAATCTTAGTAACACAAACGGAACAGTAGGTTTGAGTAGTACTGCCACTAGCGGAGCAGTTTACACTCATAGGGACATTTATAATAAAGCTCGTAATGGTAATGATTGGGGATATATCGGAGAAGCTTATACTGATGGTTTTAGTCAAATAAACACTACAGGAAAACCTCAATTTTTTAGAGATATTACCATAACAACTTTTAACCAACATAAGACAGCACAATATATTTTAATAAATCCAATTATAACTAGTTGGAAAGGTGATACTGCTGACTATAATCAAGCCAACGGTACATTACAACATACTATGACTATAAAATATGAGACTGTAAAATATATTCAAGGTGCAGTTGGAAAAACTAGACCAGACACTAATGTATTTGGTTTTGCTGATCCGGCTCATTATGATACTAAGCCAAGTCCGCTTACTGGTAGAGGTGGTGTAGCCAGTGTGCTTGGACAAGGCGGTCTGCTTGACACGGGAATTGGCATTGTGTCTGATCTTGAGAATAGAAATATTGTTGGTGCTATTCAACGAGCAGGTGCCACATATAATACATTTAGAAATGTAAATCTACGTGAAATAGCTAGAGATGAAAGTCTTCAGATAGCTAAAGATACAATAAGAACCAGTAACACCACTAAATCTATTGTTAATAGCCCTAACGCAATCTTTTTTCCAACACCTAAAAAATAAACATGGCCAGCGTTAATAATCCCAATCCAAGTATTGATCTTACTGTTAGAGTATTTGACAGTTTTAATCAATTTGAATTTAACGTGCCTGCCAATGAATACGATGTTGTGTTTAGTTTCTTCAAAACAAAAATGAGTACAGAAGAGGCTGCAAGAAGTTTTGCTACTACTTTATTTAGAATAAGTGTCAATAATAACATTCCAGTAGTTGATCTACTTGATCAAATACGCAACATGAATCAAATGGACTTAACTGTGACCATGGCTTATTATCTTAATGGATTACGTAGTCCGACCACCCTGTTAGGAGTAAGTCAAATTTTACTACCTAATTACTATGCGGCTAGAAATGTTGTACAATGAGCAAGTTTGCGCAGGGTGTTTATACAGTCCGCAATCCACAAAAATATGTAGGAAAAACTAAACCTCGTTACAGAAGTTCATGGGAGTGGGCATTCATGAATTTTTGTGACAACAATGATCATATTTTACAGTGGGCAAGCGAAAGCATCAGTATTCCGTACCGTCATCCCTTAACCGGTAAGCAAACAATTTACGTTCCTGACTTTTTTATAACCTATCGTGGCCGAGACAATCAGATGCATGCAGAACTGATTGAAATTAAACCAAAAAAACAAAGCATCATTGAAAGTAAGGCCAGTAGTCGTGACAGAGCTGTTGTAGCAGTAAATTACGCTAAATGGGATGCTGCTAGTAAATGGGCCAGACGTAATGGAGTAAGTTTTAGAGTTATCACGGAAGATCAAATCTTCCACCAAGGTTCAAAATAGGTCAGCCATTAAAAAAGCGGTAAATATGGCATGACTCGAAAACTAGAAGAACTTTTTGATTTGCCCTCTTCAATTGATGAACCTATCTTGGACTCCGTATCTCCACCTATTATCAACACTGAAACTTTAAGTAAAATTGACAAAATAGAATCAGCTTTGCCTGAAGTGCGAGGACTTGAATCCAGCGATCAAGAAATGGACGATCTAGCTCAACTTGCTGTTGATAGTTATAAAGATCTAATGGATTTGGGTATGAATGTTGATTCTAGATTTGCAGCTGAAGTGCTAGGAGTTGCAAGTAGTATGCTTAGTCATGCTATTACAGCAAAAACAGCTAAAATGAACAAAAAATTAAAAATGATTGATCTACAATTGAAAAAATTGTCCTTAGATCAAAGAGCAGCAGCATTGGGTAATACACCAGTAAAAACTACCGAAGGTACAGGACATGTGCTTGACCGAAACGAGTTATTACAAAAACTTTTACACCCAAATACAAATACTGCGCAAAAAGAATAAATATTACACAGGAATATAGATATGAAAAATTTTCGTGATTATCTAATAGAAAGCGACAAAACCTATAGTTATCGGATCAAAATCCTAGGTGACATTTCAGAAGATTTCATGCGAGGTCTCAAAGAAAAACTAGTGCAGTTTGATCCAGTTAAGATAAGTGCGCCTAAGAAAACGCCAATTCTAAAGTCACACACCGACTTTCCAGGCATGGAAAATGAGCGTGTAACTATCATTGATGTAGAATTTAGATACCCTGCTATACATCCACAGATTACTAGTATGGCACAAATGCTTGGTTTAGATCCAAACCGTCTTGTAATGCATACTATTGGATATGACGATTCGCTTGGAGAAGAATTAGAAGCGATTCAAGATCAAAATCAAAATCTTTTAACTGATACTGAATTTCCAGCTGACAACGAAGAACAGAAAAAATTAAGTAAAGACTATGCCGCAGATCCTTACGATCACGAAGTCTTACAAAATTCATATCGAAGTCGTTTTGAAGTCGCTGGTGGCAAGACCGAACCAGCTGAAACAACCAACAGCTTACCAATGGGCAAAGATAGTCCAATAGGTGGACGTAACAAGTTGCCATCTGTAGAATCAAATGCGAGATAAACCATGACACAACACATGAACATGTATGACATTTTAGAAAAACTTCGTAACGTAAAGCTTACTGAAGAAGCTCCTCCAGCTAAGATAAATTCTGACTCTGCGGTAGCACCAGCAACAAGATTAGATGAAAAATACATGGGATGGAAAAAGACCGTGTCAGCAATTAAGAAGGGCGGTTCTGCTGAAGATCCTGAGGCAGTGGCCGCAGCTATTGGCCGTAAGAAATACGGCAAAGAAAAGTTTCAAAAAGCCGCCGCAGCTGGTAAAAAACTAGGCGAAGGCGAAGTTGAAGAAAGTGGATTGCAAGCCTATCTAGGCAAAAAGAAATACGGAGAGGCAGGCATGAAGGCTCTACAACAAGCAGGTAGGGAAGGTGCCAGCAAAGAAAAGATGGCTAAAATCCGAGCCAAGCATGATAAAATGGATGAAGGTGCTAAACCAGATTTCTTAGATTTAGATAAAGACGGCAACAAAAAAGAACCAATGAAGAAAGCCGCGAAAGATGCAAAGCATGTAAAAGAAAGTACCTGCATGGAGTGCGGTATGTATGAAAGTAAATGTAAGTGTGCTGTTAATGAAAATGACCAAGCACGGCTATCAGTTACTAAAGGGCCTGAAGGCACTGAAGTAAAATCAAGCACTGGCAGAGTCAAAGCAACTTTTGAACCAAATAAACCTACTAAAATAGAACCCGGTTCAAAAGTCGGCGAAGGCATGATTAAGGCCACAGTTGACGACATCTTACGCAAACACAAAGGCGCTATCAGAAGATACCAAAAGACCGGTGACCTAGCTGACGAATTGTATAGTGATTTATATGCTCACTTTAAAAATAAAATGCCTTATGGTACAGTAACAGCTAAGACCGGCGATCCTTATGAATGGGTAGCTAATAAGTTAGATGAACTTATCAAGGTGCCAGAAGGCAATGCGTTTGGTAATGCTGTAAGACAAGCTAAAGCGGATGGCATTCAGCCTGGTGAAAAAGTCAAAGTAGGCGGTCATGAATATCCCCTAAAAGAAAAAATGTCTGCTGCACGTACTAAAAAATTTGCCGCACTAGCAGAACCAAAAGATAAAATTACCTATGCTGATAAAATTGCAGGGGCTAAACGTTCTAAAGCTGAAGAGGGCACCATGTGGCCAGGTACTCCTGAATACAAAGCCAAACATGGCGAGCCTGACATGAAAAAAGGCGAAAAGAAAAAATCAAGCACCGGCGGAGAAATAGAAAAAACCAGCAAAGGTATTAGACACACAGCACGTGATCGTAGTGAAGAACCTGATACTCAAGAACCACAATCAGGTGAAAAGCGTAGTCGTGGACGCCCCAAGAAATATAGTGACGAGAAACCACGTCAAGAACGTATTACAGCACGAAGCCGCAAAAAAGATCGTACTGCACACGGTCAGGCCGGATTTAAGACTGATAAGAAAAAGAAATCAAAAGAAGTTGAAGAAGCAATGGCAGTGTTAAAAAATTCAGGTTATGACGTTAGCAAACTTGAGGAAAAAGCAGTAAGCCAACAACAACAGAAATTCATGGGCATGGCACATGCCATGCAAAAAGGCGAAAAGATTCCGGGCGCAAGTTCAGAACTTAAAAAAGTTGCTAAAACAATGAAAAAAGGCGATGTCAAAGACTTTGCCAAAACTAAACATTCTGGTTTGCCAAAGCGTGTTAGACATGGTAAACCTGTTGGCGAAGAAATGACTGATGTATTACAGGCAGAAAAGCCGTATCGTGATCCAAAGACAGGAAAAATGGTTACGCCTCCAAAAGGCGCAACTAATCCGCCTGCTGATAGTAAGTTTGCACCAGGTGATCCAAGAAATGCGAAGCCAGTTAAGCCCGTTAAAAAAGAACAAGCACCAGCGGATGACAAACCCGTTGCAGAAACTGATACCAACCCAACTGATACTGCTACTAAAAAATCAAAAGGTGG